ATATGCTTATTACATATGCTTATTACATATGCTTATTACATATGCTTATTACATATGCTTATTACATATGCTTATTACATATGCTTTTTGAACAAGCAACCCTGGGCCGTAATGCCTCCCATAATTTCACCGATCGTCTTCGGGTTTTGAAAATCGCAAGTCGCTAACCAAATCTTAATAATGCAAAAGTTCTTCTTCGGGGAAATCGTAATGCCATTGATATTCGCGCGTATAGTCTTGTCTTCAGTCAGTGTTTCACCTACTAAAGTATATGATAAATTTTTCCAAACGGATGCTACATTCTTGTTGTTTATTTTATAAGAGAAACAGCCACCCTTGTGGTTCTTCGGATCTTCCCACATTGGATTAATGCCCTTACGCATAAGAAATAACATGCAATTATTAATCATTTTGTCGGGTAACGTTTCGTATAACGCAATTGTTTGTTCAACAGTCTCCAGCGTGGTAATTTGCTTGTAACTTTTCAGAGTCCAATCTATGTCATGGGGCAGGTGTCCCCATAAAGTCCATTTATCATATAATTTATTGTGTGTAGTAGTGTCTCCTGCTGATAGGTTGTTGTCCATTTTGGTGGATATGGAATTATCCATTGTAGTATATACTATATTTAGTTTTTAATATCCTTTAATATATAATATATATCAATTTTATATGTAAAATGTATCACCGCTACTGTGTTTTTTCGCTTATAATATCATAGCCATCTGTTCTGATCACAATATGGTTGCTCGCATCTACTGTGATAAAGTTTATATCAGCATCCATAATAGTACACGTGTAAGGCTCCACCAGGTCTGCTTTAAAATATGTCTGTAAATACCATTGCAAAAACTCTTTATCGCATAAAATATTACCGACTACATAAAAATTATTAATTCCGAAATCAATCGTATATTTTTTCCCATTTGTCTGGACCGTTATATCCTCAAACTGAACCGTACTCGGCGGCGGTAAATTCGCTAAACTACTGGTTTTATCTAAACGGGTATATTTATAGTTGTGAATAGCATTTTCATTTATTCGTTCTTTGTACAAGACTAAATCATAATGTTCAAAAAACATTGGTAGTAATTCCACGTCAGGACCAGTCAATTCGTGCATGACTTGACCGCGAATGATACATAATAATGCCGGTGTTTCATCAGTAGTATGGTCCATGACAAAGGCTTTATAACCATTATACACACGTGATACGATGACACATACAGGCGCGTAGAGTTTTAAAGCGTACAATCCCACCTTGATATAAAATCGGTTCATTGCAACAGGACAAATATAATCACTGATTTTTTTTGTCAAATACAGTGCAATTAAACTCAACACTATCATTTAATATATGTAATAAAACAAGTTTTAAACCGTTTTATTATATTTAGACCTTTTACATTATTTTATTTTTTTTAATGTGAAACTGTTAATTGTAAAAGTTATCGTGATGCATTTGTTTGTTATCAGCCATAGAATTCCGCCTAGCATTAGAGCGAGGCTTGTCATTGCATTTTTTCTGTTTAGCCAGGACTAAATGGGTTTTATCAATCTTACCACTAAATGGCGAGAGACCAAATGTAATCAGCAGCAAAGTTGTTATGACGGTCATGGTGATAAAGGGCACAAAGACTATAAACCAAGATATTACTGTTAAACCGCGTTGGCAAAGAATATTCAATAAAAACGTAAATATAATCATAACAATAAATTTGACTAAAGCTGTATTGTACAAGTGCTTGAATACATCCACAATAATATGGGTTAAAGAGAACGCGATATATAATAGGGCTGGCGCGCAAAAGTCGTTGATGTTCATATATATATAACAGCAACCTTTTTTTTTAAGGTTGGGCCAAAATTCAACCCCATCAATTTATGTGTACGCATAATAAATTTAGACGTATTTTTCAGTCTAAAAGATTGGCTCACTATCCACAAATTTTCCAACTTGCTCTCCAACTTCTTCATTTGCATCTATTCTATAAATAATACCATTTACTTCATCACTTGTATAATAATCTACGCCGTCAATTTCTACCGTGAATACTTCTTCTTCCTCTGCTTCGCTTGCTTCTTCCTCTGCTTCGCTTGCTTCTTCTTCGCTTGCTTCTTCTTCGCTTGCTTCTGCTTCGCTTGCTTGATCTGCTTCGCTTGCTTGATCTGCTTCGCTTGCTTGATCTGCTTCGCTTGCTTGATCTGCTTCGCTTGCTTCTTCATCTGCTTCGCTTGCTTGATCTGCTTCGCTTGCTTCTTCCTCTGCTTCGCTTGCTTGATCTGCTTCGCTTGCTTCTTGATCTGCTTCGCTTGCTTGATCTGCTTCGCTTGCTTCTTGATCTGCTTCGCTTGCTCCATCTTCTATTTCGCTAGTAACCGTCTCATAAATTTGTTTAACGTGCTCATTTACATTAAAAGCTACTAGTTTAGTATCGTTAAGTGGTGTAATTTCTAATTTGACAGTATTCAATATAATATCTTGTCTTTGCTCGTTTGATGGTTCTTCCTCGTTTGATGGTTCTCCATCGTTTGATGGTTCTTCCTCGTTTGATGGTTCTTCCTCGTTTGATGGTTCTCCATCGTTTGATGGTTTTGTTCGCCGTTGTAATTCCTTTTTCAACAATGCATTTTCTTCTATAATTGTCTGAAATTCGGGCATATTACTCATAAGGTTAACCAATGTTTTATATTGTTTATCAGCCTGCTCTATTTTTTCTATAAAAGGCGCCAAGGTCTTGCGCATTGTCTCCGTCAAATCTTTAATAATTAATTCAGCTAGATCGCTCATTATTTTGTACTATATAGTAAATATACTATTCGTTTAATACAATTTAGAAAATACTTTATTTTTATATATAATGGCTGATTCAACTACTAAGGCACAGGCGGAGCAGGATTATATAGATATCATTTTGCGCCAAACTGACTATACCTATGAGATTGCTAGAGAGAAACTTATAGAATATAAAAATGATTATAGAACAGTGATTCGTTCGTATTTGAGAGAAGGCATCGCTAGCGCAAACCCAACAACAAAACCCTTGTCTACAAATCAACAAATTTATAAAGAAATAAGGTCTTTTATGGACGAGGCTGATCTTAGTAACACACAACAAACAACCTTTAAAACAACCTTTTAAAAAAAGGTTGGACCAAAAGTTACACGTAATTTAATAATAATTTACGTGTAATTTACGTGTAATTTACGTGTAATTTTTGGTCCAACCTTTTTTTAAAAGGTTGTTTTAAAGGTTGTTTTTTGGTCCAACCTTTTTTTAAAAGGTTGTTTTAAAGGTTGTTTTTTGGTCCAACCTTTTTTTAAAAGGTTGTTTTAAAGGTTGTTTTTTGGTCCAACCTTTTTTTAAAAGGTTGTTTTTTGGTCCAACCTTTTTTTAAAAGGTTGTTTTAAAGGTTGTTTTTTGGTCCAACCTTTTTTTAAAAGGTTGTTTTAAAAGGTTGTTTTAAAGGTTGTTATTGAATATTAAACGTTTCATTTAAAATGTCCGTCTTATTTTGTTTCGTCTTGCGTTTAATTTTAAATTTCCCTGTGTTTTGCAAATTATCTTGTACCATAATATCGTCATTGTACTCGTGCAACTCTGGCAAAACACGCGACAAGGGCTTGTCAACCACAATGAGCAATCGTTCACTTTTAAATAATCGCCGGTATTCTTGAATAGATAATTCGCCGTAATACTTGTTCAGCGTATAATAGGGGTCAGGTGCTGGTTTAATATTTTTCGTGTAATTATAGACCTTGTTATAAATATGATTCAATAAATAATAGCGCTCAAATCGCGTAGAGGTATCAATCGTTTCCTTGAATAAAAACGCCGTCGCACATTCAGGGCTGCAAAAACAGCCATAACATTGATAAATGTTATTTATCTGATATTTAGGGATATAAATCGGCGGGTTGTCAAAAGAACAAGTACACCAAAAACAGTCGGATTTTTTATCAGAAATATTATTATTTTGTAAATTATACGACATGTTCTTCAACTTATTACAGAGTTGTTTAAATTCCCCATCATAATTGTAGGTTCCGGAACCCTGTTCGGGTTTGACAATATTATCCATAATGTGGTTCTCTGTGCTATGATTATCTATAACATGGTAGCCTAATTCGCAGCCTTTATTTTTCTCAAATTGAAACGCATCCACGCCCTTGAAATCGTAAGCGAGTGAGGCTTTATCCAAATCCGCAAATTTACATTTCAAATGTAGAATGATATTTGGTTCGTGAATAACATTTGTTTCTTCTAATATTGAATTCACTATAATTTTCCCGCCCTTGGGTTTACGACCGCGTTTTTTTGGGAGTTTTAAGTTGACATCATCATCCTCAGCCAGGTCATCCTTCATAGCGCTTGTGAGTTGCTCTAATTCGGCCTCAGCATCAACAATGGTCTGTGCCTGATCGTGGGTCTGTGCCTGATCGTGGGTCTGTGCCTGATCGTGGGTCTGTGCCTGATCGTGGGTCTGTGCCTGATCGTTGGTCTGTGCGTGTATAACGACATTTTCCGTGATAATGACTTGGACATTCTCATTATGTGTTTGAGTATTTGGAATTGCACTAATACTGATGCTGATGCTCTCGTCATTCTGTTTGGGTTTACGCCCACGTTTTTTCTTTATAACTTCATCTGTGTTCATTTAGAATTATATAGACAAAGCAATTTAAATCGTTTTCGTTATACATTAACGGTTTAACACTAACCAACATTTTCTGCAAACCGGTATGTAATTATCCGCACCGATGACAATTTTATCCATTTCACTCGTCAAACGGTAGCTGAAGAGCGCTTGTTGTTTTTTACATATCCCACACCATGAATGCAAATGAGTAACTTTATCACAAACTTGTTCTAAATCTAGCCAGTTGCCAAAAGGTTTGCGTTGAAAATCGCTATTCAAACCGCAAATATAGACATTTTTGTTGTATTTTTCTACGGCCGTAGTGACCCATTCCACAATATCTTCAAAGAATTGCGCTTCATTAATAAGAATGACTTTGGCGTCCAAAAATGTCTTATCTACGATAACTTGCGAGAAATCTACTAAATCTGTTAATTTATTCGCCAAAATACAAGGGATCATAATTTTATCATGACTAGACAATTGCGTGGCCGAATGAACCGTATCAATGCAATGATTAATCACCATGACTGGAATTTCGCAGAATTTAAACTGTTTATAGAGTTGTAAGAGACGCGAGGTTTTGCCAGACTTCATCGGCCCATAGATAATTTCCAAATATCCCGACGTAGGGTCCGTCATATTCATAATAAATATACTAATAAAGTATCTTTATATTTTATTATAACTATAAAAGTTATTGTATCCTATAAAAGTTATTGTATCCTATAAAAGTTATTGTATCCTATAAAAGTTATTGTATTAGCAAAAATGTATATGGTATAAAAACATAATATTATTACATTTAATAATAGATGTGTAGCACTGATACACTTCATTCTGATACACTTCATTCTGATACACTTCATTCTGATACACTTCATTCCTCATCCATACCCTGGGTAGAAAAGTATCGCCCAAATACATTTGATTCTATTGTGCTGGATCCCCTAAACAAAATCATCCTACAGAATATTATTAAAAAAAACAGTTTCCCAAACCTCCTTCTCTATGGCCCGCCTGGCACGGGGAAAACAACAACTATTATTAATCTTATCAATAAGTACCAAGAAAAATACAATCAAGTTCATAAAGGCCTGATTATTCATTTAAACGCCTCTGACGAGCGTGGTATTGATATTATTCGGAATCAAATACGACAATTTGTGGATTCCGATACACTCTTTGTCACGGGACTAAAATTCGTCATCTTGGATGAGGTGGATTATATGACCAAACACGCCCAACAGTCATTGAAATATTTACTCCAATATAGTAATACGAATGTGCGTTTTTGCTTAATCTGTAATTATATTAGCCGGATTGATGAGTCCTTGCAAAGTGAATTTATGCGCTTACGTTTTAATCAATTACCGGAAAAAGAAATTTTTCTTTTTTTACAGAAGATTTGCTGCAGTGAAAACTTGCCGATGGGAGGGGATAAACTGTTGTATATACAAAAATTGTACAAATCAGATATTCGGAGTATGATAAATTATATTCAATCCAATAAGAATATGCTTTTGGAACTCCAAGTATTAAATACTGCAGTGTGGGCTGAATTGACTTCTCTTTTTTTAATTAAACATAATCAGGTAAAATTGCTAGACTATTTGTGCACGATTAGTGAAACCTATAATATGGATATGAAGACGGTTATTAAAGATTATTTGAATTATCTGGTTGAAGAATGCCCTGAATACATTTGCAAAGAGTTATTGGATTTTATGGAAATCATAATGCATTTAAAAGACGTTAATGTGGATTATTTTAAAAATTATACGGTATTGGCACTGAATAAGCTTTTAAGCGGAGTTTAAGTGGAGTTTATAAACGCCTTGAAATTATTTATATATATATTTAATAACTTAAAGAGATTTTCCATTATTTCAAGTAAATAATGGAAGATGGGGAAATGTTTCAAAAAGCAATGAAGCATTTTGAACAAGGGGAATTTAAACAATGTTATATTTTATTGAAAATCCTTGCTGATAAATACAAAGATATTAACCCGACTTCAGCGAATGCTAGCGCTATTTTGCAAGTATATTGTGCCTACGAGGTTATATGTGCTACCACAGGGAGAGCAAATCCGTATATTCAGAAAATAACAAACCCACATAAAACGATAGAAGCTGATTTACGAATGCATGCTAACAAAACCTATTGCATGGCTTTGTTACATAAGAAAGAATACACTAAAGTTAAAGACCTCATGCCCTATTTACAAGCCTTTACGGGACCCAATATTTCACCAAAGACGATGAGCTATTTTCGCCCAAATGATCAGAATAAAACCTTACTCATTTATAATTCCGGTGGCATCGGGGATATAATTATGTATGGGCGATTTCTGCGAAGAATCTGTGATTCCCAACCTGACAATAAAATTATATTTTTAGTGAATGATAATTTGTACTGGTTGTTTTTTGACGTTCTCAAGAGAGAGCTCAACATAAGTAACTTAAAAATTATAGATTTATCTACCTTTACAACATTTCCTCAAAACTATGATTACCATACCAATATAACCTTGTTATTTATACATTTACAATTGACTTACAATATGATATATATTGATTATTACTTAGAAAAGGTGAAAGGGAATACATTGTTGCTTGAAAACTATATCAATCCGCATAAGAAGAACGTCATTATCAATTGGTGTGGTAACAAAAGCAATACAATGGAACAGTTTAACCGTTCTCTCCCACTGGCGACTTTAATACCCCTTTTTCAGACCTACGCTGAAACGATTGAATTTATATCTATTCAAAAACACGTGTCCGCGGAGGAAGCGGCGATATTAGATACATATAAAGTAAAAAATTATGGAACCCTCTTAGATAATACCGGAGAGGCTTTTAAAGATACTGTGACGTTGTTAAAAGTCGTAGACTTGGTAATTACTACGGATACATCGCTGGTTCATCTTGCAGCGACAATGAATATACCTTGCTGGTGCCTTTTGACCATCGGGTGTGATTGGCGATGGACTTACCGAGATAACCACTGGTATCCTCTTGTTAAAACCTTCCGGCAAACTGCGATATCCAAATGGGATAATGTTATTGAGGCGTTGTTGAAGGCCTTATGATTTCTCTTCATAAGATTTCTCTTCTCTCAGCGGACTCTGCGTCAATATATTTATTTTATATTTTAACTGGGCTCGTTCATCGTTTTTTATGTACACACTACGAGCTAAAGCAATGAATTCCTCATCAAACTGTCCCAATCGTTCTTTTACACGAATGTGATCTTCAATATTCCACAAATCCTGGTTGATGATTTTCAGAGCCCGAGTTAAGTTCAAGACGCCGCTTTGTTGAAGCGTGCTTAAAGTTGGTTCTAAAGCACGCAACTCTTGTTGAATATGCTCCAGTTTATTACTATCCGTTATTTTTTCAAGTTTAATCGTTAAAATAGTATACTTGTCTATAATTTCGCCATAAGCAGTAAGAATATATGCCATATAATACTTTTAGAAAACATATTTATGAAACGTATTTTACGGGACTAGACATCAAATGAGCATTGGTCTGAATTACTACTGTATTATTCAACCGTTGCATTAACCGTGTCTTCCATACACTTGGCGGTGAATTCTGAAGCGGATCAAATAATCCGTGTTTTAAAGTATATTGTTGGAGAGAATTTATAATAGCAATCGGTTGCGTTTTCGTATTATTCATGATGTTATTATCCATTTTAATATGATATTAGAAAATAATTGATTCATATTAGTTAAATCATTTAAAGACAAAGTAATTAATTAATAATGGATGAAATTGACTTGGATTGGCAACAGTTTTGCGACGATGAATATGAAGAGCAGAATCAATTTAGTAAACACAGTTTTGCCATTAAAAAAAAAACGGCCTTGAATACTAACAGTGGCGAAGGTATTCCTAAAAGTAATGATTTGTATATTTCCACGCAAACCATTATATCCTATTTAAATATGGACGTTAATTTAAAAGATGTCTTTTGGAAATTGCCAATAATCCCTTATGCGTTGCCTAAAGAAGGCATCGTGAAAAAGCAAATCAAATTCAACTCCCATACGCCTGAAGAATTGGCGTATATTGGGCAACAAACCTTAAAATATGATTATGTAGATGAATATATAATTAATCATATTGACAACCCCACTGGACGGATCAAGTTTAAAGACGTACGCAAAATCAGCATTGGTATTAGTAAAAAAGACATCACCAGCTATCGGTGTAAGAAAAAGAGCGCCTTTTACAATTGTTTCGTGGTGATTTTGCGACTTTTGCACGAGGACAAATTTAAAGAAGTTCACGTAAAAGTGTTTAATACTGGGAAATTAGAAATCCCGGGGATTCAAAATGCGGATATACTTCACAAGGTTTATGTGCTGTTGATTGAGACCCTCAAACCCTTTACGACGCCGACGATACTTGATTTGGCTTTTATTGAATCCAAAACTCAGACAGTATTAATAAACTCTAATTTTAATTGCGGTTATTATTTGAAACGTGATGTCCTAAATGATTTATTTAAGAAGAAATACAATGACAAAATTCGGAGCAGTTATGATCCTTGTACGTATCCGGGGATTCAATGTGAGATTTATTATAATCAGGTGCAAGATGCTAATCAGGTGCAAGATGCTAATCAGGTGCAAGATGCTACAAACACCTGCTTCGTCAATGCACTGACAATTGAAGCCATGAAAACCACTACCCATATTACCAAAGTGTCCTTTATGGTATTCCGGACAGGTAGTGTATTAATTGTCGGCAAATGTAGTCAGCCGATCCTGCATAACATTTATGCCTACCTGTGTACAATCTTTTTAGAAGAATACAAAAATATCCACGAAGTAAATGTGACAAAATTGGTTACTCACGGCCAAAAACAGACCCGCAATAGTCGGTTAAAGAGCATTACGGTTAATATGTGAAGAGAGAACAAATAGCTTACATTATTAACCAATCTATATATACCTCAACCGAATCCTTTTGCAATCTTATTTTATTGTCAGCACTTGCTAGTTTTTTTATAATAGCGGTCTTGTTCAAGCGCTTAGATCTCAGTATTTCACAAAACCGAAAAATATACTGAGTCGCGCTTTCCAAAGATATATTAAAATTATTTATAAAGTTTAATAATACATCTATTTTCTCTCCTGTGTCATTTTCATCCGTGACTAAATTCAAAATGTGTTGTTTTACTACTGCGTTTGCACCTACTGCGTTTGCACCTACTGTCAATTTTGTATAAGCTTCTATCAGCATACATATTTTTTTATAAGTAAAAGTCTCTCTCTCTTCCACAAAAGAAAGTAATTCAGCGGTAGTATCTTGTAATTCATTATAAGAGGTTTTCCTATAGTGCTTAATCAATTTATCAATCGTTTTGGAATATGAAAAGCGCGATGCATTATTATAATTTATTTTTTCATTATCATTGTGACACATATTTTGCTCAATAAATTCCACATAATAACCAATGGTTTGCTTACAATAATTGATCGTCAAATCTAGATTTTTTGTATATAACAAAATTAGTTTAAAAATATGATTAAGTGTAGAGATACCTTTATCAATCAAATAATTATATAAATTTTTATTTGGCGTGAATAAAGTATGAATACTTTTAGAATCTGAAAAAGTGACAAGATACGAATTAATCACCTCTGCATAGGTTGTAAAGCACTCCACTGCCGTATTGGTTAATACATAATTATAATTAAGACTATCGTCTAACGCATAATTTAAGACTGTTGTGGTGATGGGGTAGTTCATATATACAACCTTTTAGAAAAAGGTTGGACCAAAACACACTTTTGGCAAAACACACTTTTGGCAAAAGTGTCGCAAAACCTCAAGATACATACGTCAGTTGTAAAATTTACACATTTTAAGCGTAAATTTTATATTGCTGTTTTAGTCTATCGGTTGTTGCTGTTTTAGTCCATCGGTTGTTGCTGTTTTAGTCCATCGGTTGTTGCTGTTTTAGTCTATCGGTTGTTGCTGTTTTAGTCCATCGGTTGTTGCTGTTTTAGTCCATCGGTTGTTGCTGTTTTAGTCCATCGGTTGTTGCTGTTTTAGTCTATCGGTTGTTGTTGTTTTAGTCCATCGGTTATTTTTGGCCCCACCTTTTTCTAAAAGGTGGATAAAAGGTGGATAAAAGGTGGATAAAAGGTGGATATATACTTTTACATTATAAGTATTTAAAGCCATAAAAATTATTATATACTATAAATGGCTTCGTCTGAAAGTAACTATATTCCACCAAGTAACACTTGTCTGCAACACTGTATTAAAATCGCAGTCGTGGATGATAAGCCAATTATGATGGATTACTGGACACATTCACACGAAGGTAAAGTTTTAATTGGCGTTAGAGAAAACAATGAAAAATTGTTGGTAAAAAGCGAAGACGAATATACATCACCAATTGAAAAGATTTATAAAGTTGAAACAGAGTATATTATTGTCACGGAGAATTCTTTGTATATTGTGAGCGCCAAAATTAGTACCAAACGTATTTCTTAATCCAACCTTTTAAAAAAAGGTTGCGCCAAAAACAACTACCGATGGATTATAAAAAAACATAAAATTACACCTAATTTATTGTAATTTTAGTGTAATTTTACAACTCACGTATGTATCTTGAGGTTTTGCGCCAAAACCAACTACCGATGGATTATAAAAAACATAAAATTACATCTAATTTATTGTAATTTTACAACTGACGTATGTATCTTGAGGTTTTGCACAAAAAACAACTACCGATGGATTATAAAAAAACATAAAATTACATCTAATTTAGTGTAATTTTACAACTGACGTATGTATCTTGACGTTTTGCGGCACTTTTGCCAAAAGTGCGTTAGAGCGCATATCTCGCTGTCATTTCGCGCGCATTCTCATCGTGCAATGGTTTATTCTTGCGCAATAAATCAGCAATTTCCGGTACGAGGGGATCGTTCGGATTAGGGTCATCCATTAATGAACAGATACTCAGCAACACTTTACTAATGGTCAGTGCCGGGCTCCACTGGTCTTTCAAAATATCTAAACAAATACTGCCACTGGAATTGATATTACAATGATAAATCGGGGTATTAAAATGTATGTGCGGGGGTTTAAACGGATAATCCGCTGGGAATTCAATTTTCAAAAAGAAAATCCCCCCGTGATATGGACTGCCTTCCGGTCCCATAATAGTCGCTTGCCATTTGTAAAGATCATCGCCCAAGGGGCCGGCGGAGCAATTTGTCGGCGGTGATACATTCAATTCATCTAATTCTTTTTTAATACGGCGGGCGGTCATGTGTAGTTTTATAAAGAAACTTATATTTAGGTCGTTTTCTGTGTACGATTTTTCTTGCCTTTTTTGGCCTTTAATTGTTTGATTTTCTCTTCACGCAACCGTGTTTTGTTTTTAAGGCCTTTCCCTTTTCTCCACAGGGAAATCTCCGTCCAAGGTTGATGGGGTCGGTCTTTGATATAAGGTTCTTGCTCTATCCACTGCAAATGTTGTTGAAAAAAGGGGGCCTTTTCAAACGGTGTCCCGCACGAGGTGCCCCAGCGCCCCAGGATAGTCATTTTCTTCGCCAGCGTCGTATCACACACGATGCCATCTACCGCGCCGCGGAGCTGATAAGGTTTCGGCCGGTCGGCTTGGGACATAAACGCGCGGTCGTCTAATTCATAATGTCCACAGCAGGTCCGCGAACACGGATTAATTTTGTTTAAATACACGTCATAATGATCCGCCAAAATCTCTTGGGCCTTGGCTATATCCAACTGCCCTTTATAATCCTCCATAAATTGCGTTAACCTGACCCGACGGGCGCCTTGATGGCGGCGAATATCTTCATAGCCCGAATTGACACATTCTAAATTCCTGATGCGGGGATCTTCGGCGGCATTATAACCGATAAAATAGCCATTTGTTTTCTTCTCTACATTCACATACTGGAGTCCGAGTTCAACCCGCATAATTGTATTGGTTTTGGTGTCGCCGATTAGCCACGAATTGGCGTAATCCCCGCTGTTGTTTGTGGTGAGGTAGGTTGCGCAATCATCCAGCGTCTTGGCGTATTGCATTGCCTGCCGGATGCGACAACAAATCGGGTCTTTCAGGGCGAATTTGAAAAAACCTCCAATGGTGCTTTCCGTGCAGATAAAACCATTACTCGTAATATAATAATCCGAACCACTCCATATCCAGCCGGCGGTGCCTTGCATGAGAATGCGATTTGCCTTGGGGTCAGCTGGACTAATACATACTATAAGATTAGAATACTGCCCGTCAATAAAACCTACGAAAGAATTATGGGCACATACAATCTTCCCGTCTTTGGTGTAATTACCGACGGCCATAAATGTCGTACAGTGGTCACTTTGCCCACCACGGAGCCTGGCGCCGCCTTCCCCGTGTCCGTGTTCAATGATACGAGAACCTGTAAAAAAAAGTTCGCCATATTTCTTATTCAAATTCGGATTATTTTTTATCAATTCAGGGAAATACGCAATCATAGAATCAATACTGGTATAACAATTCCACATGATGATATCTTGGATAGTGAGTTTGCACCCGTTGGCATTTGCGCCCTTGGCAATGTAGTCCATTTCTGTGTATAATTCCGGGTAATTCTGCTGAATCTGTGGCGTAAATAATTCACTCATCACTTCGGCAAAAAACGGACACGTATAGCCATAAGTGTTGAGAAGGAAAAAATCTAACATCTTGAAGATTTCTTTGAGTTCGGGAGCCATGAGATAGCCGTGGGCATAACCACGTTCTTGTGCGGAGCCTTTTATAGAGAGAAAGGTCCAGCCATTTTTTTCTTCTCTAGAGCCGTTTTTAATTTTCATTGAAGTGTTCTTATATACACTTTTGAAAAAAGTGTTGCAAAAACACCACCTTTTGAGAAAAGGTAGGACCAAAAACTACCTTTTGAGAAAAGGTAGGACCAAAAACTACCTTTTGAGAAAAAGTAGGGCCAAAAACTACCTTTTGAGAAAAGGTAGGGCCAAAAACAACCTTTTGAGAAAAGGTAGGACCAAAAACAACCTTTTGAGAAAAGGTAGGGCCAAAAACTACGTAAACAAATCTTCTATTTATATGTATAATAAATGGAGCAATTCGTCTGTTTAAGTGGTTTGCCTCGGGCGGGTTCAACTTTACTCTCAGCCATTCTCTCACAAAATCCCTTGATTCACGCTGAAGGCAATTCTGCCGTGTGTCAACTGATGTGGGACTTGCAACAATCAGGTTTGAACAATGCTAAAGAACAATTAAAAGCCAATGGTAGAGAGATAACTACGATGCATACGCTTATTTCCAATATACCTAAACTGTATTATACGAATTTAACTGGTGAAGAGAAAATCGTTGTAGATAAATGTCGGTCGTGGACTATACCAGCAAATCTTTCTCTCTTGGAACATTATATCAATCCCAATTATAAAGTAATTATCTTAGAACGGTCAGTGAGTTCGATTGTGAAATCATTTATGAAACTCTATAAAGCCAACGGTCTTAATCAAAACAGCGAAGCTGAAAAATTGTTGGTCCCAAATTCGGAACCGATTATGCGGTCGTTGGCCGGTATTAACTGGGCGAAGAAAAATAATCAGGCCAACCATTTTTTATTTATCCAGTACGATGACCTGGTTCGTACGCCGGCGGCAGTGCTACAACAGATCTATGATTTCTGTGAATGGGCACCGTTTACACACAACTACGAGCAGGTCGTATGTAAATACCCGGAAAACGATGATATCTATGGTCTAAAAGGGATGCATCACGTCCATGACACCGTAATACGTAGAGAAAATCCCATCGCATTGAGCGCGAAATTGCAGGCTAATTGTGAAACCATTGATAAATTGATGGGATATTATTAAAGAAAATCGATCGATAGAAATTTCTGAAAAAAAAAGAAGTTTTCAGGTCTGGCCGACTTTTTTCAAAAAAGGACATTTTTAAAATGTCCAAAAACCAAAAGTGCCTTTTAAATTGGCAAAATTTTTTTTTGAAAAAGTGGTTTTGCTTGAAGATGCTCTGAAAACCGACAGGACGAAAAAATATTTGTGACGATAAAAAATTTACTAATTTTATAAAAAAAGGTTTAGACATTTATATTATTAAGAATATATACAACAAAATGACAACCGAAAAAGTCGCAAAAGTCGCCGTTTTTTTCTCTTGCGAAAAATGCAACTACGAATGCTGCAAGAAAAGTGATTATGTAAAACACTGCTCTACTAGGAAGCATAAAAATACAACATTCGGCGACAAAATACAACAAAAAAGTCGCCAGACGATAACATGCTCTTGCGGTCGCTTATATAACCATCGTTCGTCATTATTCAATCACAAAAAAAAATGTGCCATTAATAACAAACCGGAGGAAAATAGCATAATCGTTGCAACTTATACTGACGACATAGAAGAGTCAAGTTTTATGAAAAGTGAATTGACACAATTGACAAGTATGGTTATTGAATTAATGAAAAGCAATAATGAATTACAAAAACAAATGGTTGAAGTGTGCAAGACGAGTAGTATAACAAATAATAATAATATAAATAATATAAATTCACATAACAAAACCTTCAATCTGCAATTTTTCTTGAATGAACAATGCAAAGATGCCATGAACCTTAGTGATTTTGCCAACTCATTTGACCTACAATTGTCGGATTTGGAAAGCGTAGGTGAACTCGGTTATGTAGATGGGATCACCAAAATCATTGTGGACAAGTTGAATTCCATGGATGTTTATAAACGGCCGATCCATTGTAGCGACGCCAAGAGAGAAATTATTTATGTCAAAGATGAAAATGTCTGGACCAAAGAAGAGAAAGACAATCCGAAGCTCCGCCAGGCGATCAAAAACGTCTCATTCAGAAATATGAAATTGGTTTATAATTGGAGTAATGCCTACCCTGAAAGCAAGGACAATGAATCTCGGTTAAACGACAAATATATGAAACTAGTGATTGAATCAACAGGTGGCAAAGGTCCCATTATGGAAAGTGAGAATAAAATCATACGACGGATTGCCAAAGAGATTGTTATAGATAAGACACAATTATAAAACCACTCAAACATATTATTTATTCTTCTGAATAATATGTTTTTTATCATCACAACAGCTTCGCTAGTATCACAACAGCTTCGCTAGTATCACAACAGCTTCGCTAGCCCTTCAATCTGCACATCCGTCAAATTCGTCGGAAACTCTACCGTAAAATTGATAATTAAATTCCCTATGTGGTCTTCTCTCGTCAACCCCATATTATTAATCACTTTATTATAATTATTCGTAATGATATTTCCACTATTATTGGTTATCTTAAAGACCCTCCCATCTACGTATTTTAAATCAAAGGTAAACCCACACAAGGCTTCTTTTAATGTAATGGTTTTATTTAGTATCAAATCTAAACCCGTACGAGTAAAGTTTGTATCATTAATAATCTTGATAAATATTTTCACATCACCGGCATTTGTTTGTGACAGCGCATTCCCTTTACCACGTAAAATAATGAGTTCATTATCATCCACGCCCTTGGGAATTTGCAGATAAATGGTTTCTGTCTCTTCTTTTTTAATACCATTTTCCACCATCCATCGATTGATATTTATCGGCAATTTACACCCTGTAAATGCTTTACTCAAGGGTATTTCTTCAGACTTAATAATCGGGACGGGTTTTGCTAACTTACTGCGTAACCCTTCCATAGTCATCTCACCGAGGCCATTCATCATAGACATACCCGGCCCTAGATTCACATGGACTTGGCCCATTCCATTTGCCATACCCATTCCATTTGCCATACCCATTCCATTTGCCATACCCATTCCATTTGCCATACCCATTCCATTTGCCATATTCATGACATTTGCCATACCCATTCCACCTGGCATACCCATGCCAGTTGTCATTTGCTCAAAGATATTTTTATTTATAAAGTTGAAGATATCCGCAGGGTTAATGTCCATCCCCGCGCCCATACCTGGTACCCTGCCGAAAAAAGGCGAATTACGTTGGCGATCATAATTCGCCCGATCTTGTTCATTGCTTAAGATATCATAGGCATTATTAATTTCTTGAAATTTCTCTGTGGATTCGGGACTATTGCTGTTACGGTCTGGATGAAACTGCAAAGAAAGCTTCCGATATGCTTTTTTAATATCCTCTGGACTAGCTTCTTTACTAATACCCAAAATTTCATAATAATCTTTTTTTTTCTCTGTACTCATTTATTTAGTATATACGAAATAATTTATTATATGGTTATTTACACAAAGTACTTTTGGCAAAACTGTACTTTTGGCAAAAGTACGGCAAAACCTAATGCGTAAATTATAATGCATACGCTCACTCAATTAGTGTTATCGTTTATGTCATTTGTAAATTATAATATGTAAATTATAATATGTAATTTATAATGTGTAAATTATAATATGTAAATTACAATGCGTACGCTTAAGCAACTCGCTAGTGTCGTTTTACCGTACTTTTGGCAAAAGTACTTTTGGGTTAAAAGTATATATAAATATATCCCTTTATATAAAATAGTACATGGAGCAACCCATCTTATACAAATATGAACCCATTCGCTTGGCTGATTTTGCCCATGATAAAGCTACCCTCACCTTCATAAAAGCAATGATTGACATTAATAGTTTGAATTTTCTTCTTTTTGGAGCGACCGGTACAGGCAAAACCGCCCTTCTCAAGGCGATCATTTTGGAATACTACAATGGCAAAGTAAATAAAGATAATATTCTGTATATTAATAATCTCAATGAACAAGGTATTGCCTATTATCGCAATGAAATGAAAATATTCTGTCAGTCTTCATCACTGATAAAAAATAAAAAGAAAATCATTGTTATTGATGATTTGGATACTATCAATGAACAAGGACAACAAGTCTTTCGGAGCACGCTAGACAAATACAGCAATAATATCCATTTTATTGCGTCTTGTAGTAATACGCTTAAAGTTATTGACAGTCTACAATCCCGAATGAATATTATCAAAATTAATCCCTTGCGTATGGAAAATTTGCAACACATTATTCAGCACGTTTGTCAAAATGAACAGATTCATTTAATGCCAGGTGTGGAAGAATATATTATCAATATTAGTAATAATTCTCTCCGGATGATTGCGAATTATTTGGAAAAATTCAAATTACTAGATCTACCGATTACCCTAGACCTGGCGATCAATGTCTGTACAAATATTTCTTTTAAAGAATTTGACCAGTATATGCTTTATTGTAAAGATGAGAACAATTTACGGGGCGCCATTGAGATCTTAATTAGGATCTTTGACCGCGGTTATTCCGTAATGGATATTTTAGATAATTTCTTTATGTATGTGAAAAACACGAATTTATTGACCGAGGATGAAAAATACAACATTATACCCTTGATTTGTAAATATATCACCATATTTAATACCATTCACGAAGATGAGCTTGAGTTGACATTGTTTACGAATAATATTACCTCAACACTTTTTAAGAAAAAGTGTGGCAAAAACATTTTTTAAGAAAACACTTTTTAAGAAAACACTTTTTAAGAAAACACTTTTTGAGAAAAAGTGTGGCAAAAACACTTTTTAAGAAAAAGTGTGGCAAAAACATTGCAGTCAACAAGAATGCGTACGCCTAATAAATCATCTCTGTATAAAAATAAATTTATACGTTGACAGTAATTACCTATTAGTTAAAATATAATATGTAATTATCATTTGTAATTATAAAGCCGTACACTATGGACTCACTCAAACCAGCGGTGATTCAAGATAAGAAAAAACAAGAAAAGGACAATCAAATATTTAAAAAAAACGTACCATTAGAACTCTTTTGGGACTTTCTTAAAGCGAATTTTACCGAAACCGATAAGCATTTTCAGATCACCACTTATCTCTTCCATAAAACAGAATACAACCAATTGCTAAATGTCTTTATAGCCATGTTAAAACCCTATTATTACCCATCTAAACACAAATATGTTGACCGACAAATCAACTATAAATCTTTCTTAACAATTATTCGGCAAATCTGTAATGCGCATCAAATTAAATATACTACGAAACTTGTGTATAATAAATCAATGTATGAAATAGAATATAGCATATGTAAGCTTTAGCAACGGTGTAAGCTTTAGCAACGGTGTAAGCTTTAGCAACGGTGTAAGCTTTAGCAACTTTGTAAGCTTTAGCATTTAGCGCGCAATCAATAAATACTTTCCAATGGTCGTGTCGGATTCCAGTGCCTGTTTGGCGGAGAGGCGGGCGAACCAATTATAGGCAAACCGTTTCAATAATTCATCCGCCGGGATATAAAGCCCCAAGACATTACCAGCCAAATTTACATAAGTATTTTGCATGAGTCGGTCTAACGTAATTGACCCACCCTCGGCATCTTTTTGTCCCACAACATCCGCCTGTATTAAGCCTACATCACCTTTAAGAATTTTGGCTTGACACCACTGCCCCGAAGCCCCGAGGATGTGACTTTCTTCTACGAAATCTTGCGAAATAACGTGTTCCAAAAAATTAATATATTCCAACATCAGTGGCGTCTCTTTCGCACAACCTAGAAAAGTCGTATTGGGGAAATAAAGGTGTTCACTTGCCGATACGGTTTTATTTAACAATTCCGCCACAAACATGGAGTGATGGGCAAGATTAGAAGTATAGAGAGGGAGCAGACTCTGAAAACAGATGAATGAAGGGGGAACTTGGAGACCTCCATACCTATACAGTAATTTGGCTAAAGCGATCTCGCGCACTTTCGTCTTCACTGGTTCGGCTAATAAAGAAACATCCACTGTCCAATCCGGCATTAATTTTCCAAAAGACTCGTCATCAATCAAACAAATGTGGAAATCTTGGCCACACATGTCAATAATAGATTTAATGGTTAAATATAAATAAGGCTGATTTAAATCCGTGGAATTCCGGGAATAGAAACTACTCCACCACCGGGAATTGATGTCATATTTCATGTGGAGCCAGAGGAGGGGTTTCTTCATCTTTTTTTTCGCTAAATGTTCATTGTCAGTAGAGTCGTGTTCAGACGTATTGATTAAATATTTTTGGACCATGGAATAGCTGGCTTTCTCTTCATCCACGTCTTCAAAACGTTTATAACGATTATAGAAAAAACCGACGACTAAAGAGACAATTAACGTATATAAATAATGGGAATAATTCATATTACAATATATAGAGATAAAATTTATTAGAAAGGATATGTTTTTATACTATAATGACCGCCTTGCCGCCCTTTGTCAGTATTTGCACGCCAACATTCAATCGCCGACCGTTTATTCCGTATCTTATTAAATGTATTGAGCACCAAACCTATCCACGAGAGCGAATTGAATGGGTTATTGTGGATGACGGTACGGATAAAATCGGTGATTTAGTTAAAGATTTGACTTATGTGAAATATTTTCCCTATTACAGAAAAATGTTGTTGGGTGAGAAAAGGAATATTCTAAATTCTAAATGTAAAGGCGAGATCTTTGTCTATATGGATGACGATGATTATTACCCACCCAGCCGGGTAATGCATGCGGTAGACACGTTATTAAAGAACCCTGCGGCACTGTGTGTTGGGAGTAGTATTGTCCATATTTATTTTAAATCGTTGGAGAAAATTTATCAATTTGGTCCCTATGGCCCCAACCATTCCACAGCGGCGACATTCGCTTTCCGGCGGGCTTTATTGAAAGATCATAACTATGATGAAAAGGTTGCTGTATCTGAAGAGCGATCTTTCTTAAAGAATTATACCGTGCCTTTTGCGCAATTGGATCCCTTTAAATCTATATTGGTGTTTGCGCATGATCATAATAGTGTTAATAAAGAGATGTTATTGGAAAACGCTCATCCTGATTATATTAAACCCACCACTCTTTTGGTGGAAGATTTTGTGAAAGAGCCGGAGCTGCGGATGTTTTATATGCAAGAACTTCCGCTCCTCTTGCTAGACTACGCTTTTGGCAGACCGGAAGGCAAACCTGAAATGTTGAAACAGATTGAAGAGATTAAAAGAGTACGGGATGCCGAATGGGAACGGTTGAAAAAAGAGGGGGAGGGTAAAATCACTATCCGGATTGGTGATGCGCCTCCACGCATGTTGAGTATTCAAGAAGTGGTTAATATTCTACAACAACAACATGAGCATATTAATCAATTGACCGATATGTTGAAAGGGAAAGACATGGAGATTGAGTTATTAAACAACCTTTTAAAAAAAGGTTGAACCAAAACACAACCTTTTAAAAAAAGGTTGGACCAAAACACAACCTTTTAAAAAAAGGTTGGACCAAAAAACAACCTTTTAAAAAAAGGTTGGACCAAAAAACAACCTTTTAAAAAAAGGTTGGACCAAAAATAATGTGTGATTTATGTGTGATTTATGTGTGATTTATGTGTGATTTATGTGTGATTTAGGTGTGATTTAGGTGTGATTTTTGGTCCAACCTTTTTCTAAAAGGTTGTTAAAAGGTTGTTAAAAGGTTGTTAAAAGGTTGTTGTTAAAAGAACTTAAAGCTTCTGCCTATAGTTAATATATACATATCGCTAAATACATACAATGGATATTCAATCTAGACAAGCTTATTGGGAAAATCAAGAGAATTTGTATGAAGATGGTAATGGTGAGGGATCCGATGATGAGCGAAAATACGTCAAGAAACGTGCTTCGTATCGTCCATCCAATATACAAGGTGCGTTTATTGTAAATGCAATCACGGGGATTGAATATCCATGGCGGGTCGGCACAACAGATGCCCGCCGTTTATTTCGTACGGTAGATACAAGCGGTACCCACGATAAATTAGGTCGTAAGTTAAGGCCCAATTCACCCAACTATCCCAATCCGAATCCCAATCACTACTACTACGATAGTCCTCAACAATTTATGCAACACCGCAAAATGAAATTGAATTCAGAAATAGTGGAAGGCTGGCAAGCTACACAGCAAGAATTTGTTGTGGTAAAAGACAATCAATAATATACTTTTAAAAAAAGTATGGCAAAAATATACTTTTTTAAAAAAAGTATGGCAAAAATATACTTTTTAAAAAAGTATGGCAAAAATATACTTTTTTAAAAAAAGTATGGCAAAAATATACTTTTAAAAAAAGTATGGCAAAAATATACTTTTAAAAAAAGTATGGCAAAAATATACTTTTAAAAAGGTCTAAAGTACAACATATAATTATTAATATTAATACTTAAAATATCATTACGTATTACTATTAATTCATGGAATTGATCATCAGCGACGTAACTAAAATGACAATAGAACCCAAGAAGAAACCTGGTCCCACGCTTTGTTTAAACATGATTGTCAAGAATGAAAGTAAAATACTTACGCGTATGTTTGATGCGGTCGCAGATATTATTGATTGTTATTGTATTTGTGATACGGGCTCCACCGATAATACCACAGAGCTGATAACGGATTATTTCCTAGTCAAAGGCATCCCTGGCAAAATTGTCCGTGAACCGTTCAAAAACTTTGCACATAATCGGAATGTGGCATTGTTAGCTTGTAAAGGCATGTCCGATTATGTTCTCTTATTAGACGCCGATATGATTTTGAAAGTAAGCGAGAAATTTGACAAAAAAGTCTTGCTTCAAGATTATTACCATATTTTTCAAGGCAATGAAGCCTTTTATTACCAAAATGTGCGAATCGTTCGCAATAATGGCCTCTATGGGTATGTAGGCGTCACTCACGAGTATGTCAATACACCGGCAGGCAGCAGAGGCGGCAAAGTCTTTGATAAGAAAGTCATTTTTATTCATGATATCGGCGATGGCGGAGCCAAAAGCGATAAATTTAAGCGCGATATTATGTTATTAGAAAAAGGTCTGGAAGATGAACCCCAAAATACTCGTTATTTTTTTTATCTAGGCAACAGTTACAGAGATTACGGCGACGGAGAGAAAGCCATTGCCACCTATTTAAAATTACTCAGTATGAATAGTTGGGCTCAAGAAAAATATTGTGCCTGTTTGAGTATAGGGGATATTTATAAAAAAAAAGGTGATGCGGTAAATGCGGCGAAATATTGGTTAAAAACAAGCGAATATGATAATGAACGCATAGAAGGCGTGGTGAAAGCCGCGGAACATTACCGTGTCGCTGGTGAAAATGTCGTTGTGAATTTGTTGTATAATAAATACAAAGGGTATAAACGGGGTTTAGCCGAGGGTAAACTGTTTGTCGAACAAGAGAAATACTGGGACATGCTGGAATACCAAAATTCTATTTGCGCTTATTATGCCAATGATAAAGAGAGTGGTTACGTCTGTTGTAAACAGATTTTATTGAATGGACTAATGAAACAGGAACTGTTGCAATCAACCTTGGCTAATCTATGTTTTTACAAAGAGTTTTTGTTACAAGACACTGTGGCAGAGAGAGAAAAACTCTATTTAAAAGTAGATGCGTTATTGACTACACAGAATAAGGACAAACACAAAGATGAAATATGGTGTCTATTGCATGTATCTGACCCTGTACCTGGCCCTGTACTTGACCCTGTACCTGGCCCTGTACCTGGCCATGTAGCTGACCCTGTAGCTGACCCTGTAGCTGACCCTGTACTCGCCAAACAACAACCGTTAAGTTTTGTAGAAACTTATGAAAAGCTTAAACAATACCGAATTGCTGGCCAGCAACAACTTGCGATGGAGTTATATAAGACACTAAATAAAGCGGACAGCAAATACCTGGATTATGAATGGCAACTAGAATACGAATATTCTATTATCGCCTACTATCTTGGCATTCAGACTATTAATGAGCAAGTCCTAACCATTTTAAATAATTGTCCAGACGCCTCTATCATTACGTATCTTTTCGCTAATATGAAATTTTATAAAGACATCTTGTCGGCCCAAGAAACGTTGGATTTGTCGGCGGACTTGACCCATACACTCAATGGGATTACCTATACATTTCATTCTTCATCTAGCTGCATAATCCCTAATGCGCAGCAGGACGGCTACATCTTAAATGTGCGTTTTGTGAATTATCGGATTGATGATTCCGGCTGTTACCACGATTGTAGCCCCCATATTATTACTTTGAATAAATGCGTAGAATTAACCACAGACTTTCAGATTATAAGAGAGAGTTTGTTAGAGTTAGACTATGTTGATAGGCAGTATATGGGTATTGAGGATGTGCGATTGTTTAGAGGAGAGGCGGGGGATATCAAGTTTATTGGTACTGGTTACCACCAAAATAACACAATTGGTATTGTGAATGGGAATTATGGTTGGCCCCCTCAAAAATTACAGGCGAACGAAATTAAACCCGCCTTTAATCTGAATACGACCTGTGAAAAGAATTGGGTTTACGTGACTTATAAAGGGGAGACACACATCATTTATAGCTGGTATCCTTTGAAAATATGCAAATATAATAATGATTATACATTATTAGAATTGGTAGTAGAAAAACCGATGCCGGCACTCTTCAAAAATGTGCGGGGGTCGTCGTGTGCAAACGTAGTGGGTGCAAACGTAGTGGGTGCAAACGTAGTGGGTGCAAACGAAGTGGGTGCAAACGAAGTGTGGTTTGTCGTGCATCTAGTATCTTACGAATCCCCTCGCCATTATTATCACTTGTTAGTTGTATTTGATGAAGAACTCACACTCAAACGTTACTCGGCACCCTTCAAATTCGCAGGCGAGCCTATTGAATATTGCTTAGGCTTGGTGGTGGAAAAAGACAGAGTAATTATGACGTATAGTACATGGGACCGGACGACAAAAATCGGCGTTTACAGTAAAAAATATATTGAGGGGTTGACAATGTATATTTAAGTTGACAATGGAAAGCTATTATTTATACTTGACGCTTCAACCTCAATAATAAATGCTTTATTATCATTTATACCAATTGATATTAAAATTCTCTCGTTATATTTACATAAACTACACGGAAACTCAATATAAGAATGATTAAAAAATACAAACTCGTTTGATATAATTATCTTATTGGTGACTATATTAAATAATAACCATCTATGGTAACTCTTTTCTTTATTGGTATGAATTAAAAATAATTGACCGCCATTATATGCAATACCATTTGTAGAACCATTACAATTTTGTAGTATTCTTTCATCTTCGTCTGAAGTGGCGATAACTTCCATAGTATCATCATCAATGGATTTAATTGTAAACGGACTTAATTTATAAATAACGTTGCTGTTATTATACGGCATCCAATTCTTTTCTATTTGATTTGGTAAACACGGTTTAAATGAGTGAATTAAATGCTCATCAACATTTAGAGTGGCGCGAAATATAGATGGATTCCCTTGTGTATTACATTCAGGTATTATTACAAGCAGGGATGTAGCATTTATAAATCTTATATCTTCCAGACCCTTCCAATACGTGTTATAAGTGGGTAAATTATAAGTATAATCAATAGGCGTAATGTTACTATTTTCCAAATTTAATGGCACGTTCTCTTGTATTTTACACGTAATAAGTGAGTAAAGAGAATTTGAGAACTTCTCGAATAAAACAAAACTCTTGTCGTAAAATTTCCGATAATTAATCTGTCTAACAAGTATAATCACATCACCCGAGTCACTGATAAACATGGATGGATTCATTTCAATATATGCGTTTGGATTATTATAGCGATCCATAAATTTTCGTTGGGGAATAATTATAGGGTGTATATGCAATATATTGAATAGCATTCTTTTATGTATAACAAAATAAGTATTTATACCTTTTAATATTAAATACTTACCGAGCATAATTCATAATTATACTCGGATTATGATTACACAAATAAGGATCAAATAACTCAGGATGTTTTGAAAAAATCAAATACCAAATGTTAACTTCCCACATTAAATGTTTTCTCTCCTTTATAATATTTATACACTCGGTTTTCATCAATTCGGCAAATCTTAATAAGGTTTCGGGCAGTCCACCAAAAACGCTCCCAGCAAAATACCATGCAACATATTTATAGATATCGCTATGATATGGGTTCGCGGGGTTTATACAGGAAGCAATCCGTACTTTAGTATTGCTAGGGTTGACCCGTTTTAAAGATTCAAAACTACTAAGAAATACTTCACTTGTAGGGAATTGATGATATATCCCAAAATCAATCCAGATATATTGGAATATATCATTTTTTAAGTTTAAGTTTGTAATTAATGTAATAGCCATTTTAACCCACTCCGTTTTATGACATTGTATAAACATGTATTCTAGCGTATCTTTACCTGGATTATCGGTAATAATATTAAAATTTGTAATTACATCACTATAGTTATATAAATAAATGTCCGTTTTCTCAAAAAAGACGAATATTATATTTTTATCTATGATAAATTCAAATTCTTTATGTTCATACTTAAATATGTATACATTATCAATAGTTGCAAAATATGTAGTGTATATATGACGTTCTATGAATATTATTTTTAAATTAGTTATATCTGCTGATAATAATTTATCGCCAAGGTCAATATAATTTTGTATACTTTTATCATTTTTATTTATAGCTGTTATGAACGCTGAAACTACTATATTCATTTAAATATATTAGTTTCAACATATTTAAATGAATTTTGGGTAATATCATATACAAAATGAACATTATTCCCGATTGTACACTAATTACAGCCTGTTATAATTTATCTAAATTTCACAATAAAGTCCGCAGTGTAGATGATATCTTAAAATCGTTTGACACTGTATTGCAACTACCGGTATATTTGGTCATATTTTCCGATAAATTACTATTAACGATCATAAAAAACAAACGTAATTTTTACGGCTTGACGCATTTAACTTATTTTATGGAAATGGAAGTGGAAGAGCTCTGGACTTTTCAATATCAACAAACGGTGAAAAAAAATAGAGAGCGAAAATGGGCTACCCGCGATGAGAGAACTTGTACTGAAACACATTTGGTTAACTGTAATAAAATGGATTTTGTCTTAAAAATGATGGACATTAACCCATTTCAGACAAGTAAATTTGGCTGGTTAGATGCGTTTTTAGGTCAGGATAATAAATTGAGAATTTGTGAAGACTACACTTTAAATAAATTCTTATATGTTTTACAAAATATTTCCCATAAATTTCATATTCAACTCTTAGCCGGAAATGACAAGAAATATAAGAACACTGCCTTAATAGATGACTATTATCAGCAGTATAGATATGTCGTTTGTGGCGGATTTTTTACCTGTGGAAAAGACATCGGTACAAGAATATTGAAGAGGTTGAAGGAAATCTTTGTTGAAACAACCATGCTTGGGTACGGTCACGGCGAAGAAATGTTGTATTTATCCGTCTTGGATGAGTTTTATGACGATATTGCTAGAAGTTATGGCGACTATGGGCAAATAATTAATAATTTTATTGAGCCAACCATAAATTTTCAGTATATTTATACGTGTATTTTAAAAAAATATTTAGATTTTGGGTATCATAGAGAATGTTATGATTGTGCGTATAGTCTTTTAAAACAAATAGAAAGTTATAAAGTTCACGTAGAGAGAAGTATATATATGAATATATTATTTTGTTATTATGTCGCAGCGTTCTACTATAAACCGGACGCTGTTCTAGCGATCTATCACCATATTTATGATATAATTCATATAAACCCTTCTATGAGACTGGAATTTAATAAAAACAAAGTGTTTTATCATTCGCAATTGAAATATTGCAATCATTATAAGCCGCATGAAAAGTTAGTTATATGCGTATTTGCTTGCGCGACTATGCCCAACTATAACCAGGAAATTTTAAAAATTGAAGAAACCTGGGGGAAATGTGCAGCTCAAATGGGGATAAAGGTATTGTATTTTCTCGGCGAAGAACCGACGGATTTGATGGATGACGCAAAATTTATTTATTTAAAAGGCGTAAAAAATGATTACTTATCTGCCAGCGCTAAACAGAACCTGGGCTTGAAATATATTTATGAACGATTTGATGCGGACTTTGTATTTTGTTGTGGAACGGACACATATATTAATATTAAAAAACTGTTGAAATACGTTGAGCAGTTTGATCCTAATAAAAATTTATACATAGGCGGTCACGGCGCCATTTGTAATATTGATAATAGAGATTATTATTATCATTCAGGCGGCGGGGGTTTTATTCTATCTAAGGAATGTTTACACAATATTTATTTAGACTTGGCGACTATGTTAAATGAATGGATTGTACAATGTAATGCTAGTTTTAATCAGTGGGCGAATATGAACGTTATGATATCAGCGTGCGATGTTGCTATCAGTTTTTATATACAAAAAAAAATACAATCTCAGTTAGAAATAATTAAAGACAATGATGCGTTTTTTGGTTGCAATCACAAAGGTTTTGCGAATGAAAACTTTAATTGTTGTGGTGATAAAATAAATATAACTAAGATAATAACTTGTCACCGAATGACCTTGGCTCTTTTTGATGATTATACTAATATATTAGAGAGAAATGATTATTTTTTATAATATAAAAGATTTGTGATATAAAAATACTTTAATATTTATATCACAAATGCCTATCAACGAGGATACTGTTTTTGTCTTTGTGACTGATGCGAATTATTACAATAAATGTAAGCGAACAATTTTGGATTTACGCAGTTGTGGTGGTTGGCAAGGTCCTATCGTGTGTATTACGGTTGGGTTTAATATCTGTAATAACTTTAAACACTTTTATAATATTACAGAAGTGAAATTTCCAGAAATAGATAAAAGTGCTTATTTACGCAACATCGGCGAGGGTTTTCCCGAAGGGGACGGGAGAGAAAGGACGAAATTAACCCAGTGGGAAAAGTTACATGTGTTTGACGACTATTTTACAAAATGGCAACGTGTAATTTATTTAGATGCCGGTTTAAGAGTACTAGATTCCGTCAAATATTTATTAGACTTGGACTATAAAGACCGTTTTTTATGTCCTGGTGAATATTATACCGAACATCAAGTCTTAAACAACATATTTGTGAATCAACTCAGTAAAAGAGATCCAGCAATGCTGAAGACATTAACTGATGCATACGGCGAGCATATTCTTAATGAGCGTTATTTTTTGAATTGTCTCTGGATATACGATACGGCTCTATTAAAAACACTGCGGAAAACCGAACTGATAGAAGTGATGAATACTTATCCTTTATTTCGTACAAATGAAATGGGTGCAATGAATTTAATTATTGCCATGAAATATAAATTGTGGACACCTTTTCCAACCTTGGTCGCCGCTAATGGAAAATACTTGTTTGATTGGTGTGAATTGAACCGGCCTGGTACAATGTGGTATAATTATTGCTTAATCAAATACCCGGTAACCATTACGTTTGAAGATACCTAAGAATTATAGCCCTATGTAATTATTAAAGCATATTTTCCTCTAATATCACTCCGTCGCCGACGATAACAGATTCATCTATGCATTTATCCATATACCGGTAAATACGGTTGACATAGAGTTTACTAACATCATAATTTTCAAACAATTCTTTGATATAGTCATCTGAATATTTACTTTGTAAATCTAAAAAAAGGGCGAACGTGTCTTTTTTATCTAAGCCTATACTCTGGCACAAATCATTAATAAACGTGGCATTATTATATTCAGAACTGTATTTAGTCAAGACTTTGGTAAAACGGACTTCCGATGGATTAAACAAGGTAGTTGTGTGGAAGGTATCGTGATACATTTTATTACAGTGGAACGTCTTTATCAACGAACTCATTTCGTTGAATTGCCAGATTTGGTGTTGAAAGGTCACGCGATCCATATAATCCGCAAAACAGAGATTATCCAAGATCTTGGAATAGAACGTCAGTGCTTCATTGGGGGGCATTTTACTGAGGGGGTCAATAATGTTTTCGTGCCAGAGCAGCCCGACAATGGTGCGATCGTTTTCGCTCAAGGTCGTCAAATGGTCATTCAGTGAGTGGCGTTCATTTATTAGATGTTTGGTGATGATTTTCGTGTCTTCATTAAAGGCTTTATTTTTAAATATTTTGGTAAAGAGTTCATTGGTTAACAGTCTCGCATTAGCCTCCGGCGTCGCATTAGCCTCCGGCGTCGCATTAGCCTCCGGCGTCACCATTATACTGTGTTGATAAATCTTATAAATAGACGCCAATTTGCGCAAGTCCCCACTAATAAATTTACACATATTATCACTTAAAGACGGTTCCAAGTCCGTCATCAACTTACCGATGATCGCGCTTATTTGCTGATCTGTAGGGATTTTCAATTCAAACGTATTACACACTTTGGTCAATTCTTTTATTTTTTTGTCTTGATGGTAGCTACCAATACAAATAATTGGGTTATAAGTGATTTCTTCTAATTTTTGTTTCTTGGTCTTCTTTTGCCGGATTAACTTTATAAGCGAATTGATCCCCCCTTTATCCCCGTTATTCATACCATCAATCTCATCCATGATAATGGCGATTGGTTTCGGTTTATCGGTAAAGAGACTAATGACACTTTTATTTGAAATATTATTGCGGGTGATGTTATCAATAATTGATTTATTGCGAATGTCGCCGGCGTCATAGTTGATTACATCGTAATTAATATCTTTTAATAAGCGGGTGATGAATTCAGTTTTGCCACTGCCCGGCGCCCCATAAATATAAATACCCCTTTTCAAAGATAAATCAAATTTATTTTTCTCAAAATTACTCAAGATTTTCTTTATTTCATTATAGATACTTTCTCTCTTTAAAATGAAATTTATATTCAAGGATTCCATTAAATATAAATAAACATAAAGTGTTTATATTGATAGTTTTTATAAACGTATAAAAAAAAATTGATATAGAGTTTGCGAGAATACGTTCTATAAAGTAAAAATGGCTACGAATACATTTACAGATGCGCTGGAACAGTCCCTTGTAATAAATGAAGAACCGATGCGTAAATATGCTCACGTTAAAACTATGCTAGCCACCGAGCAAATTCCACTAGAACACCAAGTGGCATACGAGCTGGCGATGATTACACTTACCTCTAAACAATGTAATGAGCCGTATGAGAAACTGCTATCGGACTGTCTAGGGATTATTAATTGTGATCAAAAACACGGCTGGGATGGGCAAGACCGGGTACTTGATCCAACAGAGTTTTATGAATACAAACCCAGTTCTGCTGCCAAATCGCCGATCGGTACGATTAATGATGACAGTGAAGCCAAAATCGCTAAATGCGAACTATTAACTACGACCGCGGGGCAAAAAGGTTGGTTGATTTTAGCAGGTATTGATAAGGAAGCGTTCAACTTCAATGTTATATATAAGTTTCCTTTGGAAATATACACGGCAGACAGACGGAACTATTTGGCTAAAACAATGGCGAAGAATAAAAAGAAAATGGACCAAAAACAAACGCGCATAACCTATCCGATAAATGTTAAAAGATCTATTGCATTATGTAAAACCTTTAACAAGATATATTATTTCTGGCGCTCCGAACCTTTTTAAAAAAGGTTTAAATCAAAACTTTCAACACTACGTAGTGCCTTGATTAAATTCAAATTTTTGGTTTACACCCTTGAAGATCTAAAAATACACCTTTAAGGTTGGACACAATCAATTCCATGTAAATTTTGGTTAGGCTTACTAAAAGTAAGGGTTGATTATTCCTGTTTCTTCCCCAGAAATGACTGGTAAACACCTGAAATGTCCAAATGAGAATACACCCAATGACAATTAAATACTAAATAATATATTTAAGTTATTTTTATTATTAATTGTTTAGTGCGGTTTTAAATCTTCAAGAGTGTAAACCTTTTTTTAAAAGTGTGATTTTGCGACACTTTTTTTAAAAGTGTGATTTTGCGACACTTTTTTTAAAAGTGTGATTTTGCGACACTTTTTTTAAAAGTGTGATTTTGCGACACTTTTTTTAAAAGTGTGTTTAAGAACTTTTCTTTGTACATACATCTGAATTATTATCAATACCATCCCATGTTAAATCGCACGATTTGGCCCATTTGGATTTTGCACACAAGCCATCATTTCCATTCCACGCGGATTTAGAGAAATCCATAGTTTTATCACATTGTCCATTGCCTAAATTTTGCACATTCACACATTTAGACCCATTATTTTTTACGGATTGATCTACCCAATAATCTGGACAATTTGCCATAATAGGGGGAAATGCTTTATTATATTTATTCCTGTACAAGGAAATGCCAACAAAAATTAAACAAAGAATTAATACAATAACTGCTATAGACATTACGACGGATTGAAATGTGCTCATTTATATATACACAATATTTTTTTCTATTTGCTTTGCTTCAAAAAAACCTTTTAGAAAAAGGTTTAAACCAAAAAACAACCTTTTAAAAACCTTTTATAAAAAGGTTTAAACCAAAAAACAACCTTTTAAAAACCTTTTAGAAAAAGGTTTAAACCAAAAAACAACCTTTTAAAAACCTTTTAGAAAAAGGTTTAAACCAAAAAACAACCTTTTAAAAACCTTTTATAAAAAGGTTTAAACCAAAAAAACCTTTTAGAAAAAGGTTTAAACCAAAAAACAACCTTTTAGAAAAAGGTTTAAACCAAAAAACAACCTTTTAGAAAAAGGTTTAAACCAAAAAACAAACAGTGTGTTCTGTGTAAAAGTGTTTTTTCTATTGGTATAATAAATATGCAAAGCTACAATTATATGGACGGTGATAAATATATGGGAACTGATCAAGTTATGCAGACTCATAAATATGCACAAAATGCTAAATACATGGACAGTCCTAATATAGAGTACAAAGCAGCAGATTATAAAGCCGATGAAATCAATACGACTAATGGGAATGGCCGGGTGAATATACTTGGTCCGAATATAGATATGCGTTTTGCTATGAATGACCGAATTCCAGTGACCCAATGTGCTTCCTTTAGAGAAGCCATGACAGGGAATTGGAACGATACTCCCTTGTCTGATGCCTATTTTAGTTCGCGTAATATACAAATGTTACAAAATGGGATCAGAGCAGGGGTGTATAATAAATCCAATGGACAGTATGTCGTGGGTGAGCAGAATTGCGATGAATTAAAAATCATCATGCGGAGTGTATTTTTACAACATTCCAAAAATGTGGCGATTGACATTCCGGGGCAAATACAAGTGTTGAATGACTTTGTCTTAAATTATGCGGTGAACCAAGTTTATGGGGAGGCCGATGGCTATATGAAATATAAACGTGATGCAAGTACTTTAGTGGTGCCATTATCGTCGCCGATCTTATCATATAGTAATGATAAACAATTGGAGTTAAAGCACTGGTTTTAAGTACTTTTTGAAAAAAGTGTCGCAAAAACACACTTTTTTCAAAAAAGTGTCGCAAAAACACACTTTTTTCAAAAAAGTGTCGCAAAAACACACTTTTTTTAAAAAAGTGTCGCAAAAACACACTTTTTTCAAAAAAGTGTCGCAAAAAACAACCCAAAATACACATTAAATTCACAGTATATTTTGTCTAATTAATTCATTTACAAAAAGTGTTTAAAGAAAACGTTCCATAATAATAGTAACTAACAACATGGATACTAACAGCGTGGATACTAACAACATGGATACTAACAGCGTGGATACTAACCGCGTGGATACTAACAACGTGGATACTAACAGCGTGGATACTAACAACATGGATACTAACAGCGTGGATACTAACCGCGTGGATACTAACAACGTGGATACTAACAACGTGGATACTAACAACGTGGATACTAACAACGTGGATACTAACAGCGTGGATACTAACAACACAAATGAAGTCAGCGCAAACCTTCATCATTTACTAGATACCCTAATAAAAAAATATGAACCGAATGACTACGTCTACGGGCGACTAACAAACTATATGGAGAAATTATTACCGATGGCCCTAGAAAATTCAGCCCTCATTTATAAACAGCGGGATGAACGCAAGAAACAATTGACCACGGATAAAGATGAATTTACGAACCGTTTTTTACAGAAGAATAATTATTTTTACAGTACGCAATCCGAACTGTTTTTACACTATGATGGATTGCATTTTAAAATTTATAGCGAAGACGATATTCAGCACCAAATCTTGACGACTATTACCTCCGAACAACACTTGATGGATTGGAAACATAAAACTAATAACAACATTTTGAAACGAATAAGAGAGAAAACGCCTTTAAGCGCCATCCCTGAATCCGCCACCATTCAATTTGTTTTGAATTCTTTATGTCCGATCTTTTTTGCTAGTAGAAATCAAGCCAAGTATTTTTTGACAATTATCGGGGATAATATAATGGCGAAAATGGCGCCGCCGTTAGGCTCAACAAACAGCGCAAGTATAAATACTAACATCATTTATATTATTTCCCCGTTGTTCAAAGAATTATTGAGAGAAATCAGTAATCAAAGTTACACGTTTTTCGGCATCTCCACGATATTAAATAATATCAAATTCAAATTTTATGACCACAATTACAAGGATAGTCGGCTAGTGCCGGTAAATAATACTAAATTGAAGAAATTAGTGTTGCCGACGGATTTAGGTAAAAATATGATTGATTTATTGTGTGTGGCGTCCCATTATTCTCAACGGTATGGCTCAGCTGATGCCTTTCTGCAAAAATGCTCAGAGGAAAAATTAGTAGAACACGCCCTCTTTCTGAATAAGAATCCGACCGAGCAGATTGTCAATAAATTCGGGGACCGTACCATTACTGTATTGCCTAGCGCGAAAATTACTAGCAAAAATATGATTTTTCTCTGGAAAAATTACCTAGGTGAACAGAATATCCCCAATATTATTTTTTATTCTAGTTTGAAAAACATATTAAAAGAAAAATATAAATACGACGAAGAATCTGATAGTTATTTGGATATTACAAGTACGTATTTACCTCTCGTCGCGAAATTTATTAAATTCTGGGACACGACAATGCAGTGTGAAAGCGAAGGTGAAGGCGATGCCGAACTAGAGGTGGATGAACTACTGGCTTTATTTAAAATTTTTAATAACGGTAAACAAAATAATATGCACCTGACCGAGTCTCTTTTACTAGATTTAATTCATCATTTTTACCCTGACACGATAATTCAGGAGAATAAATTTATTCAACAGATGAAATGTACATTATGGGATAAACGGACGGACGTTCTAAATTCATTGGAATTATTTAAACTGAAATGCAGTGAACAAGAAGATATCTTGCCGAAATCCTTAACGGGTGCATATGAATTTTATACGGCTGGTAAAAATATGATTAATATGAGCAAACGTTATTTTGAACGGACTGCTCACGAACACCTTAATCATCAGATGGACGCTGACGGCTTGATTTTGGCGAGTTGGTGGATGATAAACTAAATATACAGTAACATATATTTATACAAAATATATGTACTAACGGCTACTTACGTTTGGACCTACTTACGTTTGTGATGCCTCTTACTCTTACTCTTACGCTTACGAGTACCATTCAAATTCACCGCTCCAAATTTGCCTTTGACTGTTCCATAACCCGCTTTCAATAAGCGTTTCTCTCGTTTGGCAGTATTGTGTTTCTTAACAGAAACATAGTGACCATGTTTATTCTTCATTAAATTAGAAACGGTTAGCCCACCGGATGTTTTATACGCGGTTTTGTGCATAACCTGGGCGCGGGAGCCTTCTAACAATTCAAATTTTTTACCATTAATATGATAATGACCGTCGGTAGCTTTCATGTGCTTCTTAACCATTTTATATAATACTAAAAGAAAATTCTTTTTTGATAAAACACAACCTTTTACAAAAAACAACCTTTTGGAAAAAGGTTGGGCCAAAAAACACACAACCTTTTTAAAAAAGGTTGGGCCAAAAAACACACAACCTTTTTAAAAAAGGTTGGGCCAAAAAAAACTCAACCTTTTTTAAAAAGGTTGGGCCAAAAAACACACAACCTTTTTAAAAAAGGTTGGGCCAAAAAAAACTCAACCTTTTTTAAAAAGGTTGGGCCAAAAAACACTTTGATTTTCCTAAACGTACGTTATGTAATTTTTGGTCTAAACCTTTTCTTAAAAGGTTTGTTGTTTTGGTCTAAACCTTTTCTTAAAAGGTTTCTTAAAAGGTTTGTTGTTTTGGTCTAAACCTTTTCTTAAAAGGTTTCTTAAAAGGTTTGTTGTTTTGGTTTACACCCTTGAAGATTTAAAAATAAACCTTTAAGGTTGGACACAATCAATTCCATGTAAATTTTGGTTAGGCTTACTAAAAGTAAGGGTTGATTAATCCTGTTTCTTCCACAGAAATGACTGATAAACACCTGAAATGTCCAAATGAGAATACACCCAAGGACAATTAAATACTAATTAATATCTTTAAGTTATTTTTATTATTAATTGTTTAGTGCGGTTTTAAATCTTCAAGGGTTTAAACCTTTTCTAAAAAGGTTTTTAAAAAGTGTTTTTCGGCGGTTGTATACATTTAAGTGCTTCATTTGTATTTGAGACAATCATTACCATCCCTGATCCCCGTGCCCGGTGAGGCAAACTCACCAACTGCGCGTACCTAGCGGCCGCTGTATTTATACTACCAGGCATATTGGTATTTCCACCGAAAGACGAGACTACTTTGGAATAAACAGGAGGTGCGCAAGGATGAGCACACTTAGGATTATTATAAGAGCTAATAGAGTTATAGGACATTTATATACACTTTTAAAAAAAGTGTGGCAAAAAAACACTTTTAAAAAAAGTGTGGCAAAAAAACACTTTTAAAAAAAGTGTGGCAAAAAAACACTTTAAAAAAAAGTGTGGCAAAAAAACACTTTAAAAAAAAGTGTGGCAAAATATTATTAACTATTATAATTAAATAAAATCGTGGAATTCTTCCTAAAATAATAATATAAAATTGAAAATGATTTATAAATAACTTACTATATAAAAATACCGAGACACAACGAGAAAATGGCTTCACCTAAAAGTAAGAGCACTACCCCGAAAAACATCAGTAAAAGCACGACACCAAAAAATACAGCTGAGGAAAATACCAACGACTTAGCTCAAATGTATCAAATGAAAACCGATAAGCAGCATGTCTTAGATAACCCCGATACCTATACAGGGTCCATGGAGTTGACGGATTACGATACCTTTATTTATGAAGAAGACAGCAAAGCCATTATCGCTAAACAAATCACGATTATTCCCGGTTTGTATAAACTATTTGACGAAGGTATTGTGAATTGTCGCGATCATTGTGTGCGGATGCAGCAGTTTCTCAAAGATGGCAAGGAAGGGACCCTGCCGGTGACCACTATCCAAGTAGATATTACGTCCGATGGTACCATTACCATGACCAACGATGGCAACGGGATTGACGTGGCGAAACACCCCGAAGAAGACATTTGGATTCCCGAGATGATTTTCGGCCACATGCGCACCTCCACGAATTACGATAAAACACAAAAGAAAATCACCGGCGGGAAGAATGGTTTCGGGTTTAAACTCGTCTTGATTTGGTCCACCTGGGGCAAAGTTGAGACGATTGATCATATTCGGGGCCTGAAATACGTCCAAGAATTCACGGATAATCTCAACACTATTCACCCACCTAAAATAACCAAATGTACAACGAAAAAACCCTACACGACGGTCTCTTTCAAGCCGGATTATAAGCGACTCGGTTTAGCCAATGGTCTCACACCGGATATGTTGAGTTTATTTAAACGCCGCGTCTATGATGTGGCAGCGATTACCGAGAAAACCGTCAAAGTGAAATTTAATGACGAACTCATCCCCCTCAAACATTTTCAACAGTATGTAGATCTGTATATTGGTGGCAAGACCGACACGCCGCGGGTCTATGAAGAGGCGAATGAACGCTGGGAGTACGTGGTATGTTTAGCGCCCAAAGAAGAATTTACTCAAGTGTCTTTCGTAAACGGCATTTACACGGGCAAGGGTGGCAAGCACGTGGATTATCTCCTCAACCAGATTGTCCGGAAGGTCTCGGCTTATATTAAACAAAAGAAAAAGGTAGATGTGAAACCCAATACCATCAAAGAACAGTTGTGGCTATTTATTCGCTGTGATATTGATAATCCCACGTTTGAAAGTCAGACAAAAGATTATATGAATACCCCCTCTAGCGCGTTCGGCTCCACCTGCGACGTCAGCGAGAAATTCATTGAAAAAATCGCCAAGATGGGCGTGATGGATGCAGCTTGTGCGCTCACCGAGGTGAAAGAAAACAAAGTCGCCAAGAAAAGCGACGGCACCAAGACGAAAAGCATCCGGGGCATTCCTAAACTCGTTGATGCGAATTTTGCCGGTACCGAAAAGAGTGGCGAATGCACCTTGATTTTGTGCGAAGGGGATTCCGCCAAAGCCGGGATCGTGTCCGGGTTATCCACGACTGACCGCAATACCATCGGGGTCTACCCCCTCAAGGGCAAACTCTTTAATGTCCGTGGTGAAGCGAATAAACGGATTATGGAAAATAAAGAAATTTGTGAACTCAAACAAATCCTCGGTCTAGAGATGGGGAAAAAATATACAGCCGAGGCCGTGAAACAGTGTTTGCGTTATAGTAAAGTACTCTTTATGACGGATCAAGATTTAGACGGCAGTCATATTAAAGGATTGGGAATCAATTTGTTTGATTCCGAATGGGAAACACTCTTGGCGATCCCTGGTTTTATGGGGTTTATGAATACGCCCATTATTAAAGTCCAAAAAGGCGCGAAAGAATTGTTGTTTTATAGTGACGGCGAATACGAAAAATGGAAGGAAGCTGATCCGAATCACAAGACCGGCTGGAAATGTAAATACTACAAGGGGTTGGGTACGAGTACGAGTAAAGAATTCAAAGAATATTTCGCCAATAAAAAAACCGTAGAGTTTATCAGCACGGGGGAACTCAGTCGGGATGCGATTGACATGGCGTTTAACAAAAAACGGGCGGGGGACCGCAAAGACTGGTTGACGGCGTATAACCGCGCGGATTATTTGGACACGAGTAAACCGAATGTCACGTATGAAGAATTTATTGCGAAAGAGATGATCCATTTCTCCAAATACGATTGCGAACGCTCTATACCGAATATGGATGGCTTAAAAACCAGTCAGCGGAAAGTCTTGTACACGTGTTTTAAACGGCGTCTGACGAGCGAAATTAAAGTGGCCCAGTTGAGCGGCTCTGTATCGGAACTCAGTCGTTATCACCACGGCGAGCAAAGTCTGAATGGCACAATTGTAAATATGGCGCAGAATTTTGTCGGTTCCAACAATATTAATTTATTGGAACCTAATGGGCAATTCGGGACACGACTCCAAGGTGGCGATGATTCGGCATCGGAAAGATACATCTTCACCCAATTGAATCCCTTGACTCGTTATATCTTCCCAGAGGCGGATGACAGTGTTCTCACGTATTTAGAAGATGATGGTTATCCAGTGGAGCCTATGCATTACGTCCCGATTGTGCCGCTGCTCCTTATCAACGGCAGTAAAGGTATTGGCACGGGGTTTAGTACGGATATTCTGTGTTATAATCCACTCAGTATTATTCATTATTTGAGCGCCGCGATTAAGGGCGAAGATACGAGCGCGATAATGATCATGCCCTATTACGAAGGTTTCAAAGGCAGTATCACAACCTTGTCCGACAGCAAATATTTGATTCGTGGTACGTATGAACTTGTGGGGGATAAACAAGTGCGAATAACGGAACTACCCGTGGGAACTTGGACGGATGATTATAAACAATATATTGAAGAATTGATTGAGGGCGATAAGACTGGCAAGAAAGACCTTGAGAAAGAAAAAGGCGACAAAGGCGACAAGAAAGACAAGAAAAAACCTGTCTGTGGGATTAAAGATTACACGGATATGAGTACTGATACAAATGTAGATATTACGATTACCTTTGCGTCTGGGGTGGTGGCGGGTCTGCTCGCCAGTGAAGGCGAACACGGCTGTAATGCTTTAGAAAAACTCCTCAAACTCTACACGACACGCAGTAATACGAATATGCACGCCTTTGATGAACAAGAAAAATTACTAAAGTTTGACACCATCCAAGCCTTTATTAGTCACTATATGCAAGTCCGGCTGGCCTTTTATGTGAAACGGAAAGCCCAGCAGATTATTGGCTTGGAAAAAGAAACTCAAGTCTTGTCTAATAAAGCGCGGTTCATTAGCGAGCTCTTGGATGATAGTTTAGATTTACGGAAAAAAAAAACGAGCGTCGTTTCAGCGGAACTCAAAGAACGTAATTACTTAGTTGTAGATGAAGATGTGGATTATAAGTACTTGGTACGTCTGCCCATGGATAGTGTGACAGAAGAAAACGCCACGAAAATAATGCAGGAGCGCGACCGGAAGCTGGCGGAATTGACACTGTTAAAGGACACAACGGAACAGGATTTGTGGTTGAATGAATTGGCGATGTTGAAAACGGAGTATATAAAATATACGAAAAAAAATCAAGATACACAAGAGCAAACAAAAACGGTTGTCACTAAGAAAAAAACAAAGTCAGTGAAAACGTAAAATGTATGTAAAATTGAAAATGTATGTAAAATTGAAAATGTATGTAAAATTGAAAATGTATGTAAAATTGTCTTTTTATAGTTTTGTCTTTTGTTATAGTTTTGTCTTTTTTTTATAGTTTTGTCTTTTTTTTAAAGGTTTTGTATTTTTTTCTTGTTTATAATATTTGTAATATTAGTTCTTGAACCCTTCGGCAATCGGTATGTTTTCGCGTTCTTTTTTAAGACAATCTAAACAGTACATAAAGCCCGCATTTCTTCCGTCGGTTTTATTTGTCACTTGAATTATATTACATATTGATGGCGCTTGACAGTACGAGCATTTGCACTCTGGACAACTATGTTGACCCTCTTTGATGTGATTGTTGAATATAACATAATCTGGATACTTATTTCGCCATCGGCCATTCGGCAAAATTTCAATTTCATAGATGGACATTTTCTTTGTAAAATTGCTTTGTTGGAAATGTGCTTTAAGTTTATTGCTTTACGTTTATTGCTTTACGTTTATTGTATTGTGTGTATCTATATACATATAATAAAAAATCATTTCAATTTTAAATGTGCCATTTCTACAAATGCAAGTATTATTATATATTATTATATATAATAAAAATGATGGCTATAAATAACACTCTTACTTTTATATTAGCAAATTTGATTGTCAGTGCTGTTTCGGATATACTCTTAAATGTTCTCTCTAGGATAACCTTTATAACTATGCCGCAACCAATCATCGCTTTAAGAACCTATTTTAAACATTATAATAATGCGCTCTTAACAGCTTTGTATGCTGGTTTAACTGTCGTTACTATTTTACTTCTCACCATGGTTGTATCCAAATTCGTGTGGGGGTTTGCAACACCTCTTACAATAAGACAATTAGTGTATTTTCTCGCTTTGGCAGTGCCATTCGGCTATGTTGCAGATATTTTAATTTACAAATATAAAGTCTTTGGTAAAACATTGGACCCTTATTATAAAGCCGCCGGTAGCGGTTTCTATGGAGCAGCGGCTTTTACGATTTCTATTATAGTGGCCTATTTTATCGTGTATTATATAAAAAATACAATTTACACCCTTGAAGATTTAAAACCGCACCTTTAATTTTTCTCAAAATAATATAGATGACAAAACATAAGACCGAAGATTATAAATTTTCAGCAGTTAAATATTACTTAAATAATGAAAAAGGCGATGGTTATAAGAAAACGTGTAAAATATTTGATTGTAAGAAATCCACTTTACGTGATTGGATTAAACGATATAATATTTCTGAAAATCTTACAAGAAAAAACAGAACTCCTATTTCTTATAAGATTACTAAACCACAAGTGAAAACTGCGTTAGAATTATTGAAACAAAACGAACAACTCACGATGAGTGAATTGGTAATGGAAATGAAACAAAAATATCCGGATTTTAATATAACACCTCAACATTTAGGACATGTTCTTCGTGATAATAACCGAACAAGAAAAAGAACAAGACACGAGCATTTTCCAAAGGAACGATACAAGAAACCTATAAATAAACAAACCGAAATGAATGTTTTTTATAGTAAAATAAAACAATATCCCTTAGATAAAATAATTTGTTTAGATGAATCCAGTGTAGGTTCTGCTTTGCATCCGCCATACAGTCGGTGTTACTTGGGTAAAAGATGTATAATAAAAACATCTAATCAATTTGTATTTCGTAAATTTACTTTATTAGTAGCAATAAGCAATACAAAAATAGTCGGCAAAGAATTATATGAAAAGGATGGTATGACGGCAGAACGATTTTTAGAATTCTTACAAAAACATATTTTCCCACATTATAAAGGATATTTGATTGTATTGGATAATGCGAAAAGTCATAATAACGAATTGATAAAAGATGCAATTAAAAAGAGTGGTAATGATTATTTGTTTGCAATACCTTATACTCCTAAAACCAATAATCCCATAGAGGCATACTTCAATCAAATCAAAACCTATATGAAAAAGAATAGAAATGTGGAAAATTACGAACAATTGGAAAAGAATATAGATAAAGCAGTTGAAAAAGTAAAACCTGAAAACTATAAAAACTATTTTCAACATGCGTACGGCATAAAAGAAGGAATGAATTTTCAAAGAAAACCATCTACTAGAAAAAGAAAATTAAAAATTTATAAATAATATACTTAAAAATTAATTGTCTTTTTTATATAATGCGTTTGAAAAGTGAATTATATAAAAAGGAACAAGAGGCGATTGTAGATAAAATAATAAAAATATTAGAGTTGGAAAATAAACATTCTTATACCCTCTATGAACTAGATAAGAATGAAGACATTCAAAATAATATAATGCAACTCATACCTGAAATAAGAAAATATTTTAGTTTTAATGGACTAAAAGCAGTAGGCGAACCGAAACGAATAAAAAGACCTTGGTTATC